GACTTTAATACATAAGATGTAAGTGAGTCGGCAATTAACCCCGATACATCGCTTGCTTTTTGGAATCCCTGAGAATTAGCAGTAATAGAATCTTTAATCGCATTCTTTACCCTTGCCTCAGATGCAGTAACGGAATCCTTTACTAAGTTTTTGTAATCACTCCAAGATTTCTTTTCGGTCTGTGCGTAAGTTATTATTTGGAGAACTATTAGAAATAAAAATATCTTTTTCATTCTAAACCTTATTTTTTCTTAGATGCTTGTGCATAGAATTTCCAAATTCTGTTATTTACTAAAACAGCATTTGTCATTCTTACCCTTATAACTTCATAATCCCCTACATAAATTTGATAACTTCTTACAGAAGCGTTATCTGGAATTAAATTTGTGTTAGTCCAAGATGAATCTCTCATAAATTGGACTCTCTGCCATATAGTGTCTGTCGGAGTTAGTTTTCCCGCTATCCTACTGAAAGAAGGTACTCCGTATTCCACAATACAACTGTCAGTATAAGTTGTCCCCGTGTCAATGGCTGTTATTGAAAGCCAATCGTAATTGTAGTTTAATGGTATTTCTACTGTGGTCTGTGCTGATAGGGTGTCAATTAAACTCCCTAATGTGTCGCTACCTGATATAGCAAATACCGTGTCTGGAATGTATTTACTATTCCATAGTGAATCTACCATCCAGAACCCGCTTCCTCTGTCGAAAAAGTTAGTCTGTGCAAGCGAAATTCCTGATAATATCATCAAGAATAAGATAAGTTTTTTCATTGGTTCTCCTGTTAGAAATTAGCTGGTTTTCTTTTTTGTTTATATGTTTGTACGCCTACTCCGAATACTGTCGGTAGTGATAATAATAATCCGTCAATACTTTCGTCTTGATAAGCCTCGTATAAATCTCTCATCGCAAGTGGAGTAATTAAATCAAGTGCTTTCGCTGTTAGGTCAAATTTCTGTCCTACTACGTCTTTCCCCGATGCCCAATCCCAAGCAAATCCTAATGCAGGTGAATATTTATTCCTTACAAACTTGGTTATTAAATCTGCTCTCGTAGTAAATGGGAATACATTACTATTTAATTCTCTTATTCTTCCCCGTCCTACTTTTTGTTCTCCCGTTGCAAGTCTTGAACCGAATACTGCATACTGTTGGAATCCACCCCATACATCTAATCTTGTATCTCCTACTTTTATCTTTCCAAAGTCTGCTGAACGTGGGTCTGATTCTACTTGTGCTCCTGCTAATTTGGCTAAACTTAACATTGTCATTCCCGCACCCAAGAATTTTACCATATCTTTCATAGCGATTTTTCTAACCATCGGGTCTAACTTCCAATAGAAAGCGGGATTCATCAACTGCAATCTTGAAGCTATTAGTCTCGGAGAGAATAAAAATCCACTTAATGCTGTTGCTGATCTTTCAAATCCACCCAAAGTTCCTCTGCCTGTTGCTGAGTTTATGAATTTAGCAAGGTCTTTATATGCTTTAGGATTGGATTCAAATGTAACTCCTGATTTTTGAAATTGCTCTGAATAGTAATCAAATACATCCATCCTCATTTTATCTAAGAACCCCGCATAGGCTCTGTTAGAGGCTTTAATTCCCTTCCCTAAAATTGGAACTCTTTCGGGTAAAGTGGACATAAATGCTTCTTCTCTGCCTGATAACCTTCCTATATTAGTTCTTTCATTTGCTAAGTAGAGTTTGGATTTAATATATAGAGAAGCGTTTGGGCTGTCTTCTATTGTCCTTTGTAGTTCTCTAATGGCTTTATCGCTTTGGAAATACTTAAACATTTCTCTAAACGAACCACCTTCACCAAATGTAATTTTAGGATGTGCAGCAGAAAAAATAACTCCCTGTCTTAAAGGTGCAGATAAGTCAATAGAAGCCATTACTGTTCTTGGGATATTCGCTATATCAATAGCAGTATCTCTTAATTTTTCGTGAGGTGTTCTGTTTTTTAATTCTATTAGTCTTATCTCTCTGTCGGCGTGTTGTTTTAATATATCAACTTCGTCTTTCAACTTAGAAAGTTCGGGTGTCATTTCTGTTTTTCTTCTTGGCTTTCTTGTGTAATCACCCGTTTCTAACATTCTCTCGTATTCTTTTCTTCTGTTCTCTAACCTTGTCTTATATGCTTTTTGTAATCTCGCCTGATCTGAACCTTCTGCTCTTTTAATTTCACTAATTCGTTTCTTTAGTTCTTCCCGTGTAAGTTTTGCAAATCTTCCTGAATCAGATAAAGCATTTCTTACATCTTCTTTTGTGAGTTCTTTAATGAATTGTTTTGTATTGTTATATATGTCATCCACTATTTGTTCTACTGTAAGTCCGCCTTTTTGGATTCTGTTTAATCCCATCTTAACCATTAACTGAACTTGTTTAGGGTCAACTAAAGCGTTTAACTGCATTGTAGAAGCAAACTCTTTAATTAAACTTTGGTATTCTTCGTCTAATTTTTCTTTTTTAGATATTCTGCCTTTTCGTCTTTCAGAAAGTAGTTTATCTTGTAATTCTTTTTCTACTCTTAGGTTTTGTAATTGTGCTTCATATTCTTTCACCTTAGCATCAGCTTCGGTTATCCTCTTGGAATAATCTTCTAATTTTGCTCTTACATCTTCTGGAACTGCTTTACCCTTATTTGCTATCCTTGCTCTTTGAATTAAAGGTGCAATCGAATAATCGTCTCTTTGTTCGATTTTTCTCATAGCCAATGCTCTTGCGGTATCAGTTCCTGTTTGTTTACTAGCTATGTTATTTATATTATATTGTTCGTCTATAAGTAAAGATTGTGCATTTAATTCTGCTTTCTTTATGGGGTCAGTCTCTTTCGCAATTTCATCTGCTAATCTTGTTCTTTCGTTCTTTAACTTAACAGCGTTGATTTGCAAGGCTGCGACATCAGCATCATTTAATATTCTTGGGTTATCAATAATTTCTTTTGCTAATTTATTGGGGTCTAATTCTCCTGAATCTATTTTTTGCTTTACATCTTCTAAAATAGGTGCTTGTTTGCGTGTCTCAGGTTTTGGCAAAGGTTCTAATCCTCTATCAATCCTATCTTGGTTCATCATTCTATTTTTAATAGAAGTTCTATTCTCTGGATTTATTTCTGGTTTTAAGTCTAATTTATCTATCCCAACATCACCCGCATTTATAGTCTGTTTAACATCGTTTATCTGTTTAATCTCAGGGACTTTAGCTTCTACATATTTTTTAGCGTCTCTAATCCCTTTACCCATTAAAAGAAGTCCGCCAACTTCCTGAGTTAGTTCGTTAAATTTCTTAGATGTTTCACTATCTGAAATGTCTAATCCTACTGCATCAAATCCTTGCTTAACTAATTCACTTCCTTGCTTAATAACATCAAACGGAAGATTCATAGTTTGTTCTAAACCTTTAGCAACATCTTTACCTATTTGTCCCGTGCCTTTTAATCCTTCTGATACCGCACCAATAGGCATAGTAATAGGTGTCATTGCTGTGTGTAAAGTTCCTCTTAATAAATCAGCGATTCCACTTCCTACATTACCTTGCTTAAATTCATCTGCTGAGTTCCCTAATTCTTGATATGCACCTAAAATCGGTGAAGTAATACCTTTTAGAATTCCTTGCGTAACTGAATCTGCTTCTCTTTTTCTCGGTGCATCGGTTACCATTTTTGTATCGGGTATCTGGACTTTCTCTGGTTGATTTATAAATGGACTTGTAAAATTCTGCTGTCTTGTTGCATTTATAATATCGTTTATTCCAGAATTAAATCTTGATACTTCTGGTTGAGGATTAGAATACTTATAAGTAAAGCTATATTTCTTTTTGCCTTCGGGCATTATTTAATATCCTCTAAAAATTGACCGTATTTTTCTCTTGGGTCAAAACCGTATATTGCTTTGAATTGTTCTAATAGAGTATTAAAATCAGCTACATCATAGTTGTCTGATTTATTCGGGTCGTTGCCTAATTCACCCTTTGCAAAACTGTTTTTAAGATTTAATAAATAATCTTCTGGACTTAAATTCCCGCCCGCACCGTTATATAATTGGTCATACCAATCTTTTGCTTCGGGTCGCATTGTATTTTGAACTGCTGATAAGTAAATCTTATTGTGCCTATCTAATTCTTGTGCAAAAGTGATAGGGTTTCCTTCGCTGTCTGTCTTTTTTGATGGTGCATTGCCAAAATTTGCATTAGTTATTGCCCTTAAACTTTGCTGTTGTTTGTAATAGTCATTAAACATCTTTTTCGTTTCAGGGCTTACATCATAGTAATCTTGCCCATCACCGCTTTTCTTTTCATATATATCGTGAACTGTGTAATCGGTTATTCTGTATTTCTTTCCATTTATAGTTCTTACATTTGGGTCTTTAGTATCTGCGTTGGGGTCTTCATATCCTTTCAATGTTCTTATCTTGTCGCCTAATTTCTCATCACCAACCCAAATAGATTGCTGTTTTTCTTTGAAGTTTTTATTCTCGCCTAAATTAACTATCGAGTTAGTGTTAGGGTCAAAGGCTTGTATTGTTTCACCATAATTTATATTACTATATGGTTTCTTTTCTTTCGGTGCATTTTCCTTCTGCCAATATTCATAAGCATTTTGGTTCGCAGGGTCTAACTGAGAATAAAGCCAAAATTTTTCATTACTATTCAAAGGAGTTTGAGTTACATCTAAAGGAGAATACATCCCCCTGTAACTTGCATCTATTTTATTCCCGCCTATAAGTTGAGATAAAACTCCCTGTTGTTTCTGCTGTTGTTTAAGTAGTTCCTGTCTCTTTCTTTCTTCTTCCTGTTGGTCAAGTCCGTGTCTGTAAGAAGTATTAAAAGTGTTAGGAAAGGTTTGCTGAAAACCACCCAAGAAATATTTATAAGGATTCGCCATAGTTTTACCTTTTATTTAGCCCATTTAGAACCAAGTCCGCCTAAGAATCCACCACCTAAAGCACCTGCACCCATACCTAATATTCCACCTAATACGTCTCCAAAGCCTGTCTGTTGCTGTTTTAATTGCTCTAAGCCTAATAGTTGTTGAATGTAAAAGTTCTTTTGTTGGAGTTCTTTATCCATTATTTGGCTATTAACTTGGGTTAAAGCGTCTGATTCTGTTCGGTAAGCATCATTTATTAAATTCGCTGTTGCACCTCTGAATCCCGACTGTGCCCCTTGTTGTAAAATATCTCTTACATTTCTATCGGTGGACATTCCTATTTTTTTTTGTGCATTTCCGAATAAAGAGCTAAATATTGGGTTGTTATTATATAACCCATTTTTTAGATAATTCTCCAAGTAATCGTATGCTGCCATTTTATTCTCCTATGGTCCTTCTAAAATATTTAATGTTCTTAAATAGCCAAGTAGTGTGTTAAATTTTGTTGTAAGATCAGCCAAAGTACCATCTGCATCAAGTATATTTGTTTGTGGCGTTAATGCGTTCTGCTTTCCATTCCAGGTAGATTTTTCAGCATCAGTAACTAATCTGTGTGTTGAATCAGCAGTTAATTCTGATAAAGCAGTCGGAACATCTGATGTGCTTGCCTTTGCCTGCATCTCAGCCTCTATTGCTTCGTGTAGTAATATTGTCTTTGGTAATAACGCCATTATACTTTCTGTAAAATTACTTGTGAATTTGAATCTACTACTTCTTTATACCAGCTTCCGTTTAGCATTTTATGTTTGACATAAGTATCGTTGGATTTCAACCAGAAAGAACTTGCATCTGCTACATCTTTAGGATTTGGAAGTTTATCCCCGTGTTCTGGTTTAGTTCCGAATGTGTGCTTTAAGTCTTCTACATTTTCTATATTAGACATCTCTCTTACCTCTTAGAATAGGTCTGGCTTCAATCCTTAGATTACCCCACTCTGCAAACCCCGCACCTGTAACATTAACATAAAATTTTGGTGTCGTCTTTAGTGAATCTGTGCTTTCCCTTACACCTGATTCATATAATTTAAAATCACTTGTGTTTGTGCTGTCGGTGGTATCAGAGTAAGTATTGGTAACTCCTGTGTCGGGGTTTACTACTGTAATGGTTAATGTTTTACTATCTAATTTTTTATAATTAAACTTTACTTTTCTTAATCTTAGTAATGAAATTTGTTCCCCAAAAGTTTTTGTTCTTATGATAGGGACTATATCTTGTGAACCTATTTCGGTATCTACTGTTCCTGTTCCGTATTTAATGATATAATTATCATAAGAAGTTAAAATAGTCCCTACGGTTGAACCGTGTTCCTTAATCCTTAAAACATAAGGTATTCCTGAAATGCTAAATAAATACCAACTCCCTACTATATAATCAAAGATTAAAAATCCATATCCACCCGTTATCCCAGAACAAGTTACTCCGAATATATACCATCTGTCATTTCCAATGGCTGAATGCCAAGCAGTTACTAATTTTAGTGTGTCTTGGATTTCTAAGCCTATGTTCTCGTAAGTGCCACCAGATGAAAACTTATAAATTTCATTTTTATTTTTGAACACATAGGTATTCCCATATTTGATTATGGCATTTGGGTCATCTGCCCCAATATTCGTAAGAAGTTTTGTAACTCTCCAATTATCAGGTGAACCGCTTCCAGTCCAGATTTTACAAATTGAGTTTTCCTTGAAGATCAAAAATCCGTCAATATCATCATATACCCCTGTAATTTGGTCTCCATCGTCAGGGAATACATCTCTGATATTTTCTAATGGGAATGAAGCTGGTTCACCTATTTCTGAAAAAGCAACACTGCATTTTTCTGTTTTTGTCTCTTGTGTAGAACTATAAGTTGCTCCGTCAGCAATTCCATTATCTAATAATGTTGGCACTCCAACCCAAGATGAATCATCTCTTTGTGGTTCATATTGATAAATTAACTTAAAAGCACCACCATCTTTACTTCTATATAGTTCTGCACGTTTAATAACATCAAAAGTTTTACTTACTGTCGGGTAGTTATAAATATTTACCGATTTATTTGTAGAACCATCAACAACAACTCCGTTTGATTCCACATAATCACTCATTAACCCTTCTGCATCATAAAATACCGCTCGGTATGTATATGTCCCTGCTGATAAAGAACCGCCAGTTGTAGCTTCTGAATTTAAGAACCCCGCCTGGCTTGCGGTTGCACCTGAAAAAGTATAGGTACTGATTGTGAAAGAACCTCCAGTTTTTGAATACGCTGGTGTTTGCCACGCTTTAATTAGTCTTGTGTTGTTTGCTAAAACAATTCTTTCTTTATGTAAGGAAATATATTTTGAAGTTTTAGGAGCATTTACATAATTAAAAGTTTCAGACCCTAAATCTGCATCTGCTTTATTGTCAATCCACTTCGTAACAGTATTGTCTAATTGAGTATGGAAATAAAAAACATCACTATTCACTAATGTTCTGTAAATATTTCTGTGGGTTATTCTTGGGTCTGCGCTAACAGGTAAGTTGTTAAAACCAATTCTTTTTGTAAAAGCATCTGTTAATTGACAAATTGGGATTGAGGCAGCACTATATTGCCCTGTATCAGAAACATAAATGATAATCCATTTATAAAAACCAACCCCTAAATTTCCACCCGCATCACTATTTAATCCAACAATCGTACCTGCCCCTACTATATCGGGTGCTTCAATTTCTAAATCATAAACAGTTCCTAAAGTATCTCCCGTAACTACAAATGGACTGACTAACCCATCTGTGAAAATAAATTCATCAGCGTAAGCCTGCATCCTGTAAGGTGGAGTTCCTTTTGTGGTTACAGAACTAAAAGTTCCAGTCCCGTCCAAAGATTTTTGTAATTCTCCGCGTGCCCCTGCTAAAAGGTAATTAGAACCATTAGAAGTTACTACTTCGTGTAAGGATAAAATAGTATCACTGGCTACATTAGTATTGAATTTCGCCCAACCATTCCTTTTGAGTGGTCTGCCAAATTCTTTATCTAAAACAGCATCTTCTAATTTTGTTAATTCGTCATCTTTTAGAAGTTCTGGCGAAACAGCTTCGTTTAGTTTTCTAAAGCCTTTTAATTCCATTATTTAAATATGTCTATTATGATTTCTACTTCGCCCCAACTTGATGTCGGGCTTGCTTCAAATGTAATTGTAGTTGCGCCTGTTTGTGTCCATCCGAAATCGTTGTTATTACATTGTGGCATTACAAAGTTTGTAAACTCTTTATTTGCAGAACTTATCACGATTGTAGATACGTTATTAACTATTGTAGGCGTTACTTCCCATCCGTTAGAGTATTCAACGGTGCAACCACCTGTATCGTCTGCTTTAAATCTTATTCGTTTCACGGGTTCATCCAATGCGCTTATGATTGTTGTAGTTATAGTGGTAGAAGTCGAAGAAGCCTCTGAGGATGGACTGTCTTCTTCTATTCCCCCCAACTGATATTTGAAAGCATCTTCAATCGAGAATTGTCTTGATTCTCTTAGACTTCTTAATTCTTTCTCGTATAAAGGAAAGTATTCTTGGAATACCTGAGATAGCATCCAATATAGGATTGCCATATTGTATCTGTCTGGAAGGATGAGATTACCAGAATAAACTGCTCCGTTAAATGTTCCCCAAGTTTGTGAAGCACTTACTGATGGTTGGTAGTAACCTAAATCGGGATAGTAAACTACTGTAAGAGTTCCCGATGTGATGGGACAATAAATATAAGGCGTATGTCCCTTTATTTTAATGGCAAACCAATATCCGTTATTATTATTTAATGCTTGTTGTTCTGCCCATACGATAGGTTTTTCATAAACTATATTCCCGCCTATGTAAGCGTGCTTTGCTTTCCCGAATGTAGAAGGTAAAGCATATTCATTAGATGAATCTCCTAATGTAATGTCGGTTGAACTTTCAACAACGGATAATCTTCTTTGTATATCCTGTTGTGCTGCTGAGATAAAAAAGGATAACATTTTATCTGTTAATTCAATTTTATCTATCTTCCTTGCTAAACATTCAAAAGAATACTTGGCATAGAATAAATCTCTGATCTCTTGGATTGTCATTGAACCACCGTATGGTTAAGTTTTAGTCGTTCCGTTTCAGCCTGTTTATTTAGAAAGTTCTGATAAGATGTTATAATCTCTTTATCTAATTGCTGCTCGGCTACTTGCTTTTCTTGAATTTTCCCTAATATAGAGTCTATCTCTAATGAAACTTTTTTGATTATAAATTCTTCAAACTCAGAGGGGATTTCTGTTGAGGATGCGTCTGTTGATAAATCTGTTACTACTCTGTAATAAAGTGCTGATGCGTCTGTTATTGTGTCTGGGGATAGGTAGATAAATCCAGCTAATCTTGTGAATATTGGTTTTACTAAAGTCGGTGCTAAATAAGAGTTCCCTAATTGTTCCTTAAATTCCTTTACACTTACTTCAAAAGCGTTCCCATAATAAGTGCTTGTTGCATCAGAGGTCGCTATAAATATTATAGATTTTGGACTTTCGAGCATATCAGGTAAATTTGTTGTTACACTTGCAACTTTAACTGAGTTCCCTGAAAAATTTGAACTTGATAATGTTAATGGGTACATCTTTTCCCACTTCTTCATCCCTAAAGCGTGCAGTTGAGATTGCACATATCTCTGAGCAAGGTTAATCATTCGATTTAATCTTGCTACTGAGAAATCGGGGTTACCTAATATCCCTGTGTCAATTATAATTTGATCTCTTAATTGCAAAAGTGTAGCCATTATATCGCCTGTAATTCTTGTATATATTTCTGCAAGTGCAGATTTGCTTCCTGCGGTCTTTGATCTTTCATTAGTAAATCAAACATCGCATAGCTTAAAATTGCTTCGTGAGTTTCTGCTGTTAAGGTGGGGTCAACACCACTTGAGATTGCGGTAGGAAATTTTAAATATTTAACTGCATAAGTAGCTGTCCCAGAAGGGACTGGCAAGAAAATCAATCTTAATGCAGAATCTAATGTACTATAATCAACATAAACTATTGGGTCTGTCGATGATGGTGCTAAATAAGTATTAGTAAGGATTGCTTTTGTGTTTGCATTTAGTCTTTGTTGTCTGCATTTATAAGCAGTTGAACTAGAATAAGCGTATTCGGCAGATAATAAATGCCAAAATCCAGTCGGTCTTGCTACAAGTCCGTCTGTGGTTGTTCCCAATGCATTCATATACAACGCTTCTAATGATTGTGGAAGCGGCTCATCAATCTTTTGTGCTTGTTTTAATTTATATAGACTAATGAAATGATTTGCTACTTCCTGTTGTCCGCCTGTTAAAGCTGAATAAATCTCTGCATCAGTCCAAAAACTCGCTGTCCCCACTTCGTCCAAAAGTGTTCTTGCTCTTGCTAAAAGTTGAGCTGTGGTCATACTTTACCTTTAAATAAAGGGGCTTTCGCCCCTATTTTTATTGTGGAACTACTGAAACATTTAATGTAACTGTGTTTGAGCTTTCATTTGCATCTGCAAGCATCCCTATGAAATAATAAGGTGCTGGATATGCTTCAATATTAACACTTCCACCTGCTGATTTAGCTGCGTTTGTAAGATCAGCTATTGGTGCGTCTAAGAGTAGGAATTTTGTCCCACCAGATGTGAATGCACCCCAAAGTGATACATCTATATTTGTTCCTGTTACTGCACTTGCTACAGCTGAAATGGTTATGTAACGGGCTTTACCATCTCCTTTTACTTTCCAAAAGTCAATAGCACTTGAATAAGCATAAGTAGCGGATGATGCCTGTGTAACAACTTCCTGTTGTGTCCCCATACCATTGCGTGTTTTTTTAGCCCAAGCCATTTTACGTTCCTTTCTTGATAGTTACTCTAATTCACTATCCAATCGGGTTACTCTTATTCGCCCAGTTCTTGTTTTAGTTGATTGTATTTGTTGATGTCTTCTTCCGAAGCATCTTTTCTGAAATTACCGTCTGATTTAAGAAGTCTCGCTTGTAGTCTTCCAAATTCAATTAGTTTTTGAGGGTCAAATTGTTCTTTGTTTAATTCGGGTTGGGTTGCTGAACTTCTTACACCTTCAATGATTTTGTTTTCTTCTTTAGGTCTGAATCCTAATTCAACAAATCTTTTCCCAAATTCAGGATGTGATCTTAGTTTTTCGGCAAGTTGTTCGTCATTTGTGGAAAATCTGCCAACTGCACCAATAGGTTCAAAGTTTATTTTATACTCTAATTCCTTCCCTATTGGTCTCCCCAGTAATGTTAATTTTCTATTTGGACTTGTGAAGATATACATACTACTCCTTTATTTAGGGGCGGTTGCCCGCCCTGTTAATTATGCTTGGTACAAGAAACCAGCTAATTCCTGATTGTTGAATTGCATTCCAATATCAGCAAGTAACTTGGTCTCAGTTCTGTCTGTTCCTGGTGTCTCTACATTAGCTTCAATTCGGAACTTTCTTGAACCTTTTTTATCGTTGCCCATATGTCGTGGGATTATTTGGTCTTCCTGATACAAGAAACCAGCATTAGAGAATTTACCTTCCAATACCTGATCTCTTACTATCTTTACATCACCCATTCCGTGAATGTAATTAACTACTCTTACACCATAAGAACCATCAACTACCGGCTCGAATGAACCTTGTTTAGCTTTGATTATATCCATAATTCCATTGAATAAATCATTACCTACAAGGAATGTTCTGTTCGGTGAACCTTTAGCAAAAACCTGAGCAAAGAATGAATCTAAAGCTGTTTCACTAATTGCACCTGAGAAAGAAACTGCATTAGTAGTAATGAATCCTTTTAATCCTTTACCAATGGTTTTCTTTGTAGCTGTGGTTGTCCCGATTGAATAAGCAACATTAGAATAGATGAGATTTCTTTCGTACTGTAATTTCATCTCTTCCATTTTCTTCATTACTTGCTCATCGTGGCTCGTTCCATCTGTGTAAGAAGCACCTGCTTGATCTCTGCCTGTTGATGCAACACCCTCTAAGAAGATTGTGCAGTAGTTGTAAACTTCTACTTCTTCTGTTGAAAGGAATGATGGTGTAGCGTTGTTTTCAAGATTCATAGAACCGATTATTCTAATGTATGAACCTATTGCAGAAGCATCTAAAGCTGTTAAAGCTGTGGTAGATGTGTAAACTTTTGTTAAAGTTATATCAGTAGCAGAAGTAACTGTTGAAACAAAAGCAACTTCGTCTGTCGCTTCAATGTAAACAAGGTCGTTTAATTTGAAGAAACTTACATCAGCGCAGTTTGAACTTGTGAGATTTAAGTAATAAGTGCTTGTAAGTGGAATAGCAGCACTAACAGTTGTCTGATGAGGTAAGAACTCGTCTTCAAACCAACTGAATTTACCGTTTTTATTTAAGACAACTTTTGATTGTTTGTTTGACAAAAATAACCATTGCATCAATGGTGTCTGATAAGGTTTGATTAACCTTAGAACTGAATCTATATCAGGTTTTACATTCGCTGCTAATGCAGTTGCCGAACTTCTTACGCCTGATACTACTTGTGTATAAGCCATTTTTTATTCCTCCAATTTAGAAGGACTTATTGTCCTTCAGCAATTTTGTAAATATTGGCTAAGATTTGTTCCGATTCGCTTAGTTCTTCGGTTCTTTGTACAGCGTTAAATTGTGCTTTAGGTAAGTCTTCCTGTGTCTCTTTGGCTTTTTTAAGTGAAGTCTTTACTGTGTCGTAAGCCTTCTTATTTGATTCTTGTTCAATCGCCATCTTATTTTTCTGCGCTTGCGTGGAAAGATTGGCAAACGAACTAATCTCGCCTAAGAGTATGTCTGGGTGTTCGTCATAAAATCTTTGAATTTCTGGTCTTAATTCCCCGTATTCGTTAAAGATTCTTGGTGCATTAAAACTTGTCCATTCTTTGATTACTTTCTGAGCATCCAATCCCTCTGGAAGTAACTTTTGAACCTCGCCTCTCCAATCTATCGGCTGTGGCTGAACTTCTGACCTTACTGATTGTTTTACCTGTTCAGTATATTCAGCTAACCATTTCTTAAAGTCCTCTCCTTTTTCAATCGGGTCTGGAACTTCGGATGGTTCTGGAAGCCTCTTAGCTTTTTCCTTTTCGTATTTAATTAACTTTTCGTGATCTTCGTAGTATGCCTTAACGATGTTTTGATACGCTTTAGGCAATGCTTCGTCAATCCTTTTACCCATATACATTTTAAGAGCCGGGTATTGCTCTATCATAGCTTCGTCTATAACTTTCACGACTGGTTCGGTCTTAGGTTCTTCCTGAATCGGCTCTTTGACCTCCTCTTGGGTTTCTTCCTTGACTTCCGCTTGGTCGGGTTTTAGAAGCTGACTTACTTGGTTAGCAACTTCTGCTTCGGAAACTTGATCGGCTGTTTCTTCCACTTGGCTTTCTGCTGTTTCGGAAACTTGGTCGATTGATTCTTCTGACATTATGCACCTTTATTTTGTTTTTGTTGTAACATCCCTAATTGATGTTGTAATTGTGTGTCAATTCCTTTTTGTAAGATTCCAGCTTTTTCAACATTTAGTTTTTGTTGTTCTAATTGTTGTTGCTGTTCGTTGTATTGTTTTATCTGGTCGATTAATTCTTTTTTCATTCTACTGGATATATCAGGATTGTATTCTAATAACATCATTACATAAGCGGGCATCTGCCATAACATTTGGTTTGCTCTGCCCATTTCTAAGAGTTGTAAGTATTTAAACTCTTTTTCGTTCTTAGTTAATGCTGCCTCAGTAACGGTTAGTTCTAATTCTGCATCTTTTAAGAAATCAATTCCACCTACTTTTACAAACATTGATTCGGGGTCTGTCTGTGATGGTGTGGATATTCCATTAGAGTTTAACACTTGAAGCATCTCTGGTGATAATTCAGCACCTTGAATTTTAATCTGTCTTTCTACGGTGTCGAACTCTTTATGTAGGTATAAAGCAAATTCACCTAATGCTCGTTTCCATCTGGAAAGATTATCTAACATTAAAAACGCAACTAAAGCACCTTGCTGTTGTCTTAGGTTAATTGCTTTACCTGATTCACCCGAACTTTCCTGTAATCCCTGAAAGTTCTTTCCACCTGCAAAGTCTTCCATCAATCCTTGCATTATACCCGCTATTTGTAACCACTGTGGATTTACCCCTTGCGCCCTTACAGCCTGTAGAATAGCTTCGCTTGAATTACTCGGAACGACACCCCCAGTTTGTTCGATAATAGCCTTAGCTTTCTCGTATGTCATTCCGTCTGCTAAAGCGTTTACATTTAATTGATAGACTGTTTTAATATCCGAACCAAATGAATAGTCTATCTGTGCTAAAAGTCTGTCATAAAAAATCTGCGGAGATTTAAGAACATCCATAAAAGACCAGAAGTCATCTTCAAAGTGAAAACATCTGTATATCTTTATAGGGAATGAAGGGAAGGAAGTCTGTTCGTAACGTAATATCTTCGAATCTGCAAATACATATTTATCGTAGCTAACTTCGTCTTTGTCTTGGACTTCACCTGCTCTGTCAAATCCATTAACGATATAAGGTATGTTTATCTCTCTGAGATGTTCTTCTGCCTTTTGTTTGGAATCGAATTTCTTCATATAGATTCCATCACCTAAGAATCCTAATTGGTTAGGATGTATGGTGTACCAATATTTTCTCATTACTTTTTGATAATGAGTGAATACTGCAATTATGTCAAATTCATTCTTCCCGTTTGCGTTTTTAGAAACGTAGTAAGAACTCTTTTCCCTTCCCCAAGTTGCGTTCTGTCCTGATAACTCACCGTTTACATCGTCTTTCCCGTAAAGCTGATCTGATTGCCATCTATACATTCTATCTATTTTAGCTTGCCATAAAGCATCATCTAAATCATAGTCTCTTGAGTTAATGTCCCATACTACATCTTTATAATCTATTTTTCTGAATTTAACTTTCGGGATGATACCTGAGTAATCTACATAGGCTTCGCCTGCACCATACTTAACACCCACACCCGATCTGAATACTTCTGATTCTATATTAGGAAGTTTACTTGCTCTTTCATCGTCTCTTAACATTAAAGTAGCAACTTCGGCTTTTATTTCATCGTTAGGGTCAACATTAGCAAGAACTTTAAATTGGGTTCTTGCCTGCATCTGAGTTGCGTAAATTGTGTTTAACTTAGTATTTGCGATAGGGATTGAATAAGGCTGTCTCCCCTGCGCCTTAATTCTTTTTTCTTTATCAGGCGACCAATTTTTTACCTTCTGGTATCTTTCATTTTCTTCTCCTTCTTTCCACTTTTCAGTGAAAAAGGAAATTACTTGGTCGTGTAAACTTTCAAGGTCTGATGCTGAAAGTGGCGTTTTCAAAATGTAGCCTCGTCAATTATAAATTCTTCTTCTAAATAAGGTCTTGATACGGGTTCTTTAGGTTTTACTACGTTAAAGTTTGGCATCCATAAAGAGCAATGAATCATTAAAGCATTTGAGATAACTCTGTCATCAAAACACTTAGTAGCTTTATCTTCGTCTTTCCCCTGTGCCTGCATCTGTCCTTTGGCGTTTTTTACAAATGTTAAACACTCACTCCAAAATCCAGTTGAATCACTTGCAAATACCTGGTCTCTTATCCATTCGTTTAAATTGTTAATTACAATTACTTTGCTTTGTGCAGAGGTCTTAAATCCTAAAGTTGATGTGTCGTGTGCGTATCCCTTATCGAATGTCTGATTATAGTATTGTTTTAATTTCTTTCGGTAAGCACTTACAATAGTTGTAAGCCCGTGATTGTTTCTTTCTGTGATAAAGTAAACGTCTTTATTTAAAAAGAGTGAAATTTTTTCTTGTTCATCTGCAAGTAAATCGGGGTCAATATGCCCGTGCCACTCTAAGATTACTTCCATTTTCTTTCTGTCAAGTACGGAAATAACTGAATAATCACCTTGTTCAAGTCCTTCAGCTACATCACAACCAGCAGCAAAACGATACATTTCCCCTTCTTTAATATCAGGTTCATAAAAGAGTTTTATATATCCCTTTTCGTTGTCAATGAACTCTACTTTATCGCCTCGCTTTATAAGATCGCCAATTCTTGGAGTTGTTCTTTTGCTTAACTCATAATTTTGTAAACAAATTTTAGTGTCAAATACAGGTCTTCCCGATGCCACAAATGCGGCTATGTCGTTATCCGGGTATTCCTGAGACATCATCATCTCATCCCCACCGCATTTGTTCATTAGAGTGTATCTATACCAGTTAGCCTGTTCTAAAGTTAGATTATAAGTTTTAATCCTGTCTTTTTCTTTATCACTGAGAGAAGTAATAAATCTTTGCTTTTCGTCTTCAGTTAAGAAGTCTCTTTTGTATTCATCTAATTCAAACCAAGCTAAAAAGATAGGCGTAAAATCAGATTTCCCGTTTTTTGCATCCTGCCATCTTTCATAAAATTCCCCGCCTATTCCATTGGCGGTTGATTCTAATACAATTAAAGAATCTTTTACATCTCCTACTGTTTGAAGTAATGCGGTTAAAACAGCTTTCGCATCTCTCCAAAAAGCAACTTCTGTTAAAAGTAAGTCCTGAAAGTTGTCTGAACGTCCTACTGAATCCCCACCCTCTGCTGTAAAGACTTTCATTTCTGATTCTAAGCGTGAGAAAGAGAGTTTTTTCTCATTTGATGCTTGCAGTTCGGGTTTTAAAGAATCTTCTAAATAGTTATAGAACCTTTTAATCATATCAAAAAGGTTATTAGAAGCATCTTTAACGTGTCCTACTACTGCGGTTTTCCAATATTTACGGGTCATATTTCTCCAAAATCCCCTTCCAGAGAAATAAGTTGAGATACCCTCTTGTCGTGCTTTTAGAATAATGAATTTCTGCGGTCTGCCCTTAGAGATAGTCTCATTTACAATTTTATCTACTTTTCGTTGGGCGTTGTTTAATCGGAAAGGAACTATTTTCCCATCTTTAGTTTTGATCTTAAAGTATTTCTCTGCGAATACAGGATATACTTTTAAGACCGTTTCCACCCACGTTCTCTCTTGTTCGGTCATAATTTATAAGTTTAAATTTTGGTAGCCCTTATAATTTGTAAGCGGGAGCAACCCCACCCCTGAATCATAACCCAGATTATTCCGTATACTTTGTGGGGCAGTATCTGACTAAACCAGCCAGCCTTACCATATACTTACATTGTAAATAACGCACATTCTATTCTCCGAGCCCTCTTGTTAGCTGCATCTAATCAAGAGGGGCACACCAAAATTTAGTTTAAAACAATCATCTCATATTTGTAAATAAAAACAGGGAATTTGATTTCTCCCATTAACCAAATGTATTCCCCATCAGGAAAGATTAAGTTGTCTTCGTATTTAAGTTCTGACATCATTTGTTATATGCTTTAATAAAAGTATGAAGCATTCTATCTGCATCAGTTCTTGTAGGTGCTTCTGGAGTGATGATTTGAACGTCTTTTCCCCTGTCCTTTTTATAAGCTAATCCCCTCCATTTACCGTCTTCTTCTAAGAATGAGATCATAAATCCATCAGTCATTCCCATTACAGTTTGACCAGTCTCTGCGGTTAGAATCTGTTCTTCTTTTAATCTCTCAAAGAAGTCTGAGATAAGTCTCTGTTTGGGAGTCAAGGAACTTTTTCTATGATATAACTTTTTCCCCTTTTCGGAATACTCAGGGAAAAACTCACGAAGCCACTGGTCTTTAGCTGTATATGCCAATCTCTCCCTCGTTGGGTTTGTAAATTAAATTCTCCATCCTCTTTTTCTCAATTTCTATGTTTATCATCACACATTCGCATATTACATATTGTCTTAAATCCTGATGCCAATGCTGTTTCCCCGTTCCAAAACAAATTTTGCAATTAGGGTCTGCAAAGGGTTGGAAATACTTACGGATTTCTTCTTCCTGCTCATCCCTTGTTTTGTTTAAATAATCGATCTTCATTTGTGTCCAACGCCTGTGAGGTTAATTCGGCTTTGATTAAATCTAATACCCCCAAAACCATAACTATTGGGTATTCGTCTGAATCTATTACATCTGAAATTAAACCGTATAGTGTCTGTGCTTTATCTTGCAAATCTATTTCCTCGTGTTTTGGGAGACTTTATTTGGTTTTTCGTCAAATTTCGCAACTAATTTTTTGTAGTTTTGCCACTCTTTCCAAGCTATGTTCGTTTTTTCTACCCCTTCTTTATCTATACCCTCGTTTTTGCTCTGTTTTCTAACTTTTTGATTCATTAAAATTCTATTTTGTCGGAAAAAGTCTTAGTAATCGCACTTTTTATACTGGAATGAACTGTAAAAATGGTTGTTGCGTTTATAAATAATCACCCTAAAGCTCGCCTGCCAAAAGAACCTGGCACTCTCGGACTACCCCCCCCCAACTATTTCTCAAGATATGCCTTAATTCTCTTTATTCTTTGCTCGTAAATCCAGTCGTTCTTTGCTATCACTCAATTATTTACTTGTTGTTCGGAAACTGTCCTATAATGGTCATTATGTAAACTACTCTCTTAATCCTTTGTTTTTGCTCTGTTTTCGCTGTTTTTATCGTTTG